TTAAATGGTGGTCTTGAAGTTGTTGGTCTAGATTCAGATAGCGGTGAGTTTCTATATGCCTTTACTCCAAAGATCAAAGAACTTATGCCAGACCTACATGAACAACACATTAAAGATGTAAATCAAAATGTATTAAAACTTTGGGAAATGGGATTTTTAGAGATTGATTTTATGAAGCCTGATCCAGTTATAACTATTGGCAAAAAAGCCTTGGATAAATCAGAGGTTTCAAGGCTATCCAAGGATGACCAGTGGCATCTTAATGAGATTAAGAGACTCCTGAAAACAAGAGAAGTCTGATATAATCTAACTATGCCATATTCTATTGGAGAAAAGGGATCGTACGGTTGTTCTGGGTACCCTGCCATTAAAGACGGAACAAATGAAGTTATGGGTTGTCACACCACAAGAGCGGCAGCGGCTGCTCAGATTTATGCTATCAATATGTCTGAAGGCAACATAGATAAAGCAATGCAGACTATTAAAGAAGGCGACTTTGTTATGGGCATGACATCCGAGGGAATGGTTCACGGAGTTGTTGAGCACATTATGATAGAAGGCGGAGTATACGGAGTTCCTGGAACAGAATATGCAATTCAGTCTATGCCACCAGAAAATCCAGCAATGGCTGTTAGAATTTATAAAGAAGAAGACGGTAAGTGGGAGCCAACCGCATACAGTATTGGAATGATGTATAAGGATGCGATGGTTGTAGATATAAATAACCATAGCATGGAAGATGATGAAGAAGATGACGATGACGAAATGGATTCAGAAGTTGCTATGGCAATGTATGATTCATCGATTGGCAAAAGAGAAATGGCCAATGCTCCATATGAAGATTATGAAGGCGTAGAAAACTGGGATAACGTTACAAAATCTTGCTGGGTTGGATATGAACAACAAGGAATGAAAGAAAAAGATGGACGAATGGTTCCTAATTGTGTTCCAGTTGGTAAGACATACAGCATGGACGATGAAATAGAAAAGGCAAAGTCTGTATCTGTTGGAGATCATGTGACCTTTGCAGTTCCAAAGCCACCAGACAAAACAGAATCTGCACATGGTGTTGTAGAAAGAGTTGAAAGATCTGGCACAGTAAAACTTCCTGGAACAAATGAAAGTGTTGAAGCATCTTCAGATAATCCAGTAGCAGTTATTAGAGTTTATGCAACAAATGAAGGTGGCACAAGAACAAGAACCGATAGACGTGTTGTAAAACCTTTTAGTTCTTTGAGAGTATCTTCTGAGCCAATTGATAATGAAAAAATGTATGATAGAGATGAAGAGATGGAAAAAGTTTCTTCAGCAAGACTACAAGAATTAGCAGACGAATATAATAAGAACAAAGAGGGCGATAAAAGAATTACCGTAGGGGCGCTAAGACAAGTATACAACCGTGGTATTGGAGCATATAGAACTAATCCATCATCAGTTCGTGGAAGCGTCTCTAGTGCAGAGCAATGGGCTATGGGAAGAGTCAATGCATTTATGGCTGGATTACGAGGAAGATTTCCAAGAAAACCTTTTGATTTAGATTTATTTCCAAAAGGTCATCCAAGATCTACAAAGAAGTCTTTATTTGAAGATTTTGCAAAAGACGTAGGACAGCCACAAAGAATTTCAATACTTTTTGAAGATAGAGAAATAGGTGAAAAGATGGAAAAAAGAGACTACTCAATGGATGCACGTCGCACAATGGCTGAGTCGGGAATGGCAATGCCAGATGGATCGTTTCCAATTGCAAACGGTGGAGATTTACAAAATGCAATTCAATCTGTTGGACGTGCAGCGAATTATGCAGCAGCAAAGGAGCACATCATTCGTCGTGCAAGAGCGCTGGGTATGATGGACATGCTTCCTGAAGATTGGCGAAACAATGCAACGAAAGGTATGGGGCAATGGAGTGGATCAATTTTTGATCTTAATCCATTTGTAAAGTAATGCCAAAGAGAAAAGCACAGTCTTTTAATTCAACACAAATTAAAGATGGAATGATTGTTCGTATGAATAAAAACGGTACAATCAAATCTATTCTTGGTCCATATGAAGTAAAGCATCCAAAGAAGGATAAGTAATGGCAGATACATATTCACCTAATGCTGGAATGAAAGCCGCAGCAAGACGTGCTTTGAAGTGGAAAGAAGATGGAAAGGCAACAGGTGCTGGTACTCCAGTAGGTTGGGGTAGAGCAACAGATATTGTCAATGGTTCACCAATGTCTCTTGATACTGTTAAGAGAATGTTTTCTTTCTTCTCTCGTCATGAAGTAGATAAAAAGGGTAAAGGTTTTTACGATGGTCCAGAGTTTCCTTCTAATGGAAGAATTATGTGGGAAGCATGGGGCGGAGATGCAGGATTTGCATGGAGCCGTGCCATTGTTGAAAGAGAAAGAGATAAGGCAGACAAAGCGTGGGTAGGTAGCCCATTTAGTTTTAGAAAGGGGTAGGCAGTGGAAGACATGAACATTGAAGAAGTTAAACAATTAGTTAACTTCTATAGACAAAAGGCATCAGATCTGGAATTTCAGTTGCTACAATCACAACTTAAGTTAAATAGAGTTATGATTCAGCAAGCAGAACCAGTTCCTGCTACAAAAATAACAAAAACAAAACCTGAATAATAGGTAAAAATGGAATACTTTTTAGCCATCGGCTTGACATTGTTGGCTGCTTGGTCTATAATTAGATTAAACGGGTATAAAGTTTCAAAGACTTTAACGAATATCAAATATAGACAAAGTGATATTCATGAAAGTATTAGAACTATTATTCCTAAAAAATTAAACAATAAAGAAAAGATTGAGTCTCAGTCAGCAAAACATGCTGCTAATACTATGATCAAGATTATTGTTATAGACAGCAAAGCATATTGGGTAAAAGACAATGTTTTTTATTCTGCTGAAACTGATAATGGAGATATTATTAGTCCTACCGCAGAACCAGTAGACATATCAACTATGTCTAAAAAAGACATTGATAAGATGCTTTTTATATTAGATAATTTAAGAAAAGGAATACAAAATGATAGTGGTAGTTCAGGGAACGAATGACTTTAGCGACTACAGCGTATTCATTCGTGCTATGGGTGTTGCCCTGTCTAGCATGAAAGAAGATGACCAAGAGTTTGCAATTTATTCAGTAGGTCCTACAAGAATAAACTCTATGGTTTCAGAGTTTTCAAATCTTTCTGAGCGTGGTATGAAAGCCAGAGGAAAGAAAATTAAATACTATAAAGTTCCTAGTCAATGGGTTGAAGAAAACATGGTACATGTAAATTACTTTGCATTTTTATGTAACCCAAAGCAAACACCATCAAAGTTGGTTGCTAAGGCTGAATTAGAAAACATTGAAGTTGGAATTTTTAGATACTAAGGGGGAAGTATGGTAGTAACAAGTTTAGAAAAAATGGAGAAGATTGTAAAAGTAAATAACAATCTTTCTTGGGTTGGTTGGGATGTAGTAGATCTAAAGAGATCTGATTCTGCACGTACTGCCGTTAACGGTGTGAGAGTAAAGGGTCTTTGGTACCTACAAAGAGTTTATAAGGTCACTCGTAACGGATGGGATATTCCAAACAGATATAGAGGTTAAGCATGAAACAACATCTATGGAAAGATGATGCAGAATGCTTAGGTTCTGATACAAACATGTTCTTTGATGACTACGAAGAAAAGCCTGATAGTAGAGCCTTTATTGATTCTATATGTAGGGCTTGTCCAGTAGCAAAGAGATGTTTTGCAGTAGGGGTATCTGGAAAAGAATGGGGAGTTTGGGGCGGTATCTATCTAGAAGGTGGAGAAATCTCAAGAGAATTTAATAATCATAGATCAAAGCAAGAATGGTCTTTGACTTGGCAATCATTAACAATGGAGCAATAATATGTGGTCGTGGATATTGGCAGCAATAGGTGTAACGGGTATATTTCTAGTTGGTCGTAAGACTATTTGGGGATGGCTAATTCTTTGCGTAAATGAAGTCTTATGGATTGTTTATGCTGTAACAACCAAACAATATGGTTTTATAGTTGCTGCTGTTGCATATGGAATTGTTTATGTTAAGTCATTTTTACACTGGAGAAAAGAAGAATAGTGTATACAGATGCAATGCGTAGGGCTTTTCATTCAGTTATACCGCCAAAGGGATTTGGTGTAAACATAATTGATAACGAACACTTTTTAACTATTAAGTTAGATGAAAAGCATTTTGCTGGACTGGTTCATGATGAAAAGATTCAAGCATTACAGTATATAGTAAAACTTAAAAATGCTCTTGAAATGGAGGGTGCCATTGTTTTAGTTACCAGGGAGGTAGTAAAATGATTAAAGGATTTATTTGTAAAATAAAAGAACACAACATGATTCCTGCGGGATCCTGCCCATTTACTGGAAAAACATACAATGTTTGTGGCAGGTGTAATAAAATGATTGCTAAGCAATGAGTATTTTTATATCTATTGCAAGTTACAGAGATCCAGAATTAGAAAGAACAATTCATTCTGCTTTAGACAATGCTGCCAATCCGCATGAACTATTCTTTGGTGTTTTTCTTCAAGAGTTTGATAAGTACGAACCAGATTTATCCTGGGTTCCTAATCTAACTTTAGAAAAGATACATCCTAAGATGGCAAGAGGTGCTGGATACGCTAGGGCACAGATTATGCCAATGTATTCTGGACAAGATTATTTCTTACAGATTGATTCACATACAATATTTGAAAAGGGTTGGGACTTGTTGTGTATTGAACAATATAAAAAAGCACAACAGATATCGAACAATAGTAAAATTATTTTGTCACATTTTCCTCCACCATTTTATGTTGAACCAAATAAAGAGATAAGCATAATAAAAAAATCAAAGCAACAGTTACCATATCCTACAAAACAAAAGCCTATGCTGACAAAACGTGGCGAGTGGACTGCAGAAAGAGTTGAGTTATCTAATAAGAACATGCCAGAAGAATCAACCACAATTCTTGCAGGATTTATTTTTACTACTGGAGATATAATAAAAGATATTCCTTATGATCCAGAGATTAGTTTTTTTGGTGAAGAGTTGTGCTTTGCAATAAGAGCCTGGACTAGGGGATGGGATATATACTCTCCATGTGTTAAGATTGTTTATCATTTTTATACCCGTGAGGGATACAGCAAGATATGGAAAGATAGAAATTTAAGAGAGATTTCCTGGAAAGAGTTAGAAGTACTATCTAAAGAAAAACAAAAGCGTATTTTCTGTGGTATTGAAAACGGTATTTATGGAGTAGGATCAGAAAGAAGCATAGATGAATACCAAAAAATAACAGGAATAGACTTTAAAAAAATGTATAATGCCAGTAGTGATACAATAGTATTGAGAGAAAAGGAATAGTATGAGAATTGCACTTATAGTTACAAGCCTATTTGCTATGTCTTTTGCTATTGCATACTATGCAGTTCTTAAAAGATTAGAGGTAGTTAGCAAGGCTTTTGCACAAATGGTTGCATTAAATGCCACGATGCGTGAAGCCTTTGAAACAAACCTGCAGTCACCAGTAACCAAAGAAGAGCAAGACATACACAAAGAAAATTTTATTAAGTTTCTTTCTGATTCTCGTGACTGGGCATTTGAATACATCGAAGATGTTCAAAAACAATTAGAAAATTTTATAAGAGATATTGAACCAGAGATAATGTACTTTGATGAGTATGGTGTTGTTGGAGATGCTTATCCACATTATTATTCTATGAAAAAAATTTCTTCTGCCTACAAAGATTTAAAGAAGTTGCTGCCAGAGGAAGTCGATGATAGACGCTAGAGGAATTCCAACTTGTGAGTGTCCAAGTTGTGGTGGCACCCTGTTTAGGGCATTAGTATCTTTTGATCCAAACACATATATGGTTGGCATGTATCATTTAGACATGCAATGCAATGAGTGTGGTGCTTTTTGTACCGCACCAACACCAGTTGATCATCCAGAAAATCCAAGCCAAGATCATGGAATGAAAGAATAATGTACTTTAAAACAAAAAAATTTGAAGATAGCATTATGTATGACTATGCGGTATGTGAGATAGAATATTGCATTGAAGAAGCAAAAATACTTTCAATGACAGAAACAAGATACGTAGACCTTTGTGAAGATCATCACAGAAAATATATAGTGGGGGAAAAATGAAAGACATTGTACTATCAGTACTAACAGGTTTTGGATGTGGTTTAGTTTTTGCTGCATTCAAATTGCCAGTTCCAGCACCACCTGTTTTTGCAGGGGTAGCAGGCATTATAGGCCTATGGGCTGGCTACGCTATACTAATTAAAGTTATATCCTAGGAGGAATAATGAACGAAAAAATGAAGAATATGTTAGCATCATACGGACGATCAGTTCTTGGTGCAGCAACGGCAATGTATGCATCTGGAGTAACAGATCCAGAGACACTTGCCTACTCACTACTTGGAGCCATCGTGCCCGTAGTATTGAGAGCAGTCAATCCTAACGACAAGGCATTTGGACGTATGCCTGCTGAAGCAGATGTTGCAGCAGCACTAAAGGGTGCAAAGGTAGTTAAGAAGAAGGCTGCAAAGAAGCCAGCAGAAAAGAAGTAAGTTTATCTTACATAGGAAGGCGGACCTTCGGGTCCGCTTTTTTATTTCTCTAAAATATCTAGATACTTTTGTTTAAGATTTTCTGTAGCAAAATTATTCATTCCAATTTCAAATGCTTTTTGTTTTTCATCTATTTTATTAGAATCATTTACATAATCATCTACTAATTTTCCAAGCGCTTCTGGGTCTGCTTCATAAACATCAACCATTGTTCTTGCTTTAAACTGATCTATTTTTTTAGAGGGTACTAGCCAAGACTTTGGCAAAATAGTATCATTTGGAGAAATATTTGTCATAAATACTGGTAAGCCACTCAACAAAGCCTCATTCATTGGTAAGCATAATCCAGCATACCTTCTAGGTAAAACCATTGCATCAAAACCACTATACAAATCTTGTTTATTGTCTGGGCTATTTGTATCAATAGATACACGACTATCATTTATTTTAATATCAAGATTAGACTGTGATTTAATTACCAGTTCGTAATCTGAGTTAGAATACTTAAGCATTTCAATAACAGTATTTGTGCCGTTTCTATCTAGGTGTGCCGCCTTGCCACCAATGTGTAGCAACCTCTTGTGATCTTTTATAAAATTATTAGACTTTGCCGTAAAGAACAGATCTGGCGTTGTAGGCGGCGGTAGGTGTATTACCCTAGACTTATTACCAAAAGCCTCTGTAACAGCCTCAAAACCCCACAAACTAGGTGCTATCAAGGTATCTGGTAGTTCTTGGTCTGGTCTTTGAAGGTAATCTAAAAACTCATAGTTATACTGTAAAAATGTCTTAACACCTTTTTTACGAGCAAGAGAAACAAAACTATTATTGTAAAATGTCTCGCATGTTAATACAATATCAAGGTCTTTGAGAAAGTCATTTATATCATGTGTTTTTGGAAAACCACGAACATAATAACAATTGTATTCTTTATATCTATCTGGGTATTGCTTGTTTTTATTAAATGATATAGAATTAATTAACATAACCTTGTCAGGGCGAAGCATGTCTGCCAATTCTTTTGTTTGGTTTCCTAGCCCCGTATTATCAGATCTAGCAATAATTCCTAGTCTCATAGATCCATCTCTCTGTATAATTGCTTTAATCCTTTTAGTGTTCCAATATCCATATACTTGCCGCCAGGACTTACTGATCTAATGTTAAGGCTCATGTCTATCCAGTCTTGTATTTGTTTTCCTGGATGTTCTAGTGATGGGTCAATATATCTGATAAGATTTTTACGAAATAGCATTGTTCCCCACATGTCTGGATAATCACAGTCAGATACTTTATCTCTAGATGATACAACTTTACCTTCAGATATTAAGACTTGTCCAACCCTGCCCTTAATATCTTGATCACAACTCCAAGTTCCAAGAACCAAATCTCCAGGTGTATCAATCATTCTTTTATAAATATTAGTGTTACAGCCAAGTATATAAGTATCTGGCATTCCAACTAAAACAGTATCATTGTAGTCTCCAACCATAAACTTAACAGCATCAGACATAGTAGATGGTTCACGAACAACTAATTTTATATTCATGTTCATATTTTGAATAATAGGAACCCACTCAGCCCTGGTTGACACCCTGACTTCATCACAGACCTTAAGCATTTGATTAACATGCCACTGAAGAATAGACTCTTCTTCTGAAACTGGAAGACAAAACTTTGGAATACCACCTATCCTAGATGCTTTCCCAGATGCTGGTAGTATTCCTATTGTAGCCATTATTTTAAACCATACCGTTTCTTTAAGGTCGGTATATCATTTACTGGCCAATAGTCTAAAGATTTTGTAGGATCGTTAAATGGATACTTGTATTCTCCCCAACCCTCTCTTGTTCTATCTCCACCCCATTTAGATTTAAAGTAATCATGAACACCGTCAATATTTATCTTTAGTCCATCTATTGTTGCGCCACCATCTACTTGACATGACACGTCAACTTCGGCTGTTCCAGCGCTAATTCTCATCACATAACTTATTGGGGTATTAGAATGTACAAACTGACTACGCCAAGATACTGCAATGTCTGATTCAGTATCAGTTATAAACCGTTCTTCAAGAAGTCTACACCTATGATCCCAGTCACAATCATCAAAGTTATATGGATAAAAGTTTTCATCAAAGTATCCAATTGCTGAAACTAATTTTTTATTTATTCCACAAAGATGCCAACCATGCTGTGTTCTAAACATTACACCCTTAAAACCATTAAGCATATCAATTATGTGTGAGAAAGGCTGATTAAATAACATTGAAGATGAAACAACAAATGTCCAATCATGATTCTTTTTTAGTGCTATATTCCATGCTCTTGCCAAACCAATATTTTCTGACTGATATTCTACTTGAAAACCATATTGTTTTTCAAATACTTCACACTCTCTATTGCCACTATTATCTATCAACAAAACATTTTTATCTCTTATGGATTCCATGCATTTGTAGATTCTTTCTGTCACCCTATAAACAGGTATACAAATTAAATAATCAATCTCAGTATCTGTTTGCATAAACATATCCTCCTCTTTCAGGACTACCTAAAATGTCAATACCGAATTGTTTTGAAAGTTTTTCAATCATTTGACCAAACCTTCCATCAAAAGATTTATCAAATTCAAGAACTAATGTCTTAATCTTTGCCAAAGTTTCTGCGGGGGTATTTATAATAAGATCAAACTCTGCACCCTCTATGTCAATTTTCATAACATCAACCTCTTTAATGTTATATCTTGAAAACAAGGTTTCCAAAGTTATTGCTAGAACCTCTGACTTTTCTTCTACTTCTGGACCTACAATACTGCTATTGCCACCACGATTGCTAACTGAAACCATTTTTTCTTCATGCCAGATAGCGTTATTAACTACAGTAATATTTTCAGTAGGATTGTTTTCTATATTTTTGTTAAGCAGATGCAGGTTATTTGGCTCTGGTTCTACGGCATACACATTAATTTTGTTATCAGTCCATCTGTTTTTATTAAAACTATCTACAAAGATACTCACTGCTCCAATATTTGCACCAATGTCAACAAAAACTCCGTTATAAGAAAACTGCCCCTCATGTAGTCTATATACATTTTCTATCCATGTTTCATTAATTACCTTATAGTCAAGATTGTGGTCATAACTTGGATCATTTTCATGTTCTCTTATTTGAAAGTTATAGTTGTTATAGTTTAGGCAAAAATTCATACATCTAACTCTTTCAATATGTGTTGCCATCTATTTTTATATGTATAGTTTTGCTTAACTAATTCATGACCTGCTTTTCTAATCTCTTCACGCTCTTTATCATGTTCCAGATAGTAGTCAATCAACTCTTTCAGTTGCTTAAAGTTTCCGTATTCATAAAATACAAGGTGTTTTTTATCCTCAAACTCCCTTTCCATACCGCTTATATAAGGGTGAATTAAGAAACCTCCACGCCCAAGTGTTTCATACACCCTATCAGACCAATAGTCTGGATACTTAAAACCTATACATAGCGTATCTCCAACAACAACCTTAGAGGATGCGTATAAAATATTTAGTTCAGAACCTCTTAAAGACTTTATTCCACCACTTCCATAGTGCTCAAATGATTTTTTATAAGTAGTTGAAAGCCAATCAATTAGTTGAGGTCTATATTGCCACTCTTGGTGATACTTTTTACTTCCAACAAAAATTAAATCGTGTTTTGGCTTTGTGGGTTCTATATAGCACTCCTTGTCATATACTCCAGCAGGCAAATAGTGTCCTTTTACGGCGGTATTATCATTAAACCAATCTGCCATCTGGCTATCAACGGTAAAGAAATGACCTATATGCTTATAAACAGGATAAGTATTTAGATCTTTTTGTCTTTGTAGTCCAAACCATAAATCAAGATGATAGGTCATGGTGGTTATTCCCTTTTGTTTTAAAGACTTAAGAACACCTTCCATGGTATGTTTTCCAGGAGTCTTCCATCCATGTGTATGAATCCAAATAAATAAATCACTTGCTAATGCTTCTTTATAAATATCTTCTGATTTAGCCTCTGTTTCTTGCATTCTTATAATGGTATGGCCAATTGACTCCAAAGTTTTTGCATGATGACTTTCGCTCGTATAGTCAACACGAAAATTACCTAAAAATACTATCTTTGCCATTATTACCCCTTTGTTTTAATCTATTATATCACTGTGTCCCTGGCAGGATTCGAACCTGCAGCCTAATGGGTAGAAACCATTTGCGCTATCCGTTGCGCCACAGAGACTTGGTACACCAGGTAGGACTTGAACCTACGATAACCGAATTATGAGTTCGGGGCCTTAACCAACTTGGCTACTGGTGCTTAAATATTTAATTGCTCTTTCTAGTCTTTCAATGCTGTCCTGAAATACACCAAGCCCACGATTACAATTATGGCATAAATGTCCTCTAAAGTCATCAGTATCATGATTATGATCTACTACCCATATACTTGCATTACCACCAGTCCCTTTTAATTCATCTTCATTTTTTAAACAAATGGGACAAACATAATCACTACTAGGATAACCAAACTCTTTTTTTAATTCTTCTCTACGCTTTGCTAATTTTTTTGCACAACTTTTACACTCAGGTCTTAGATATTTTCCACCAGAAGATGGTGAAAAATCCAGATCATTTAGTTCTAGTTTGCATTTGCTACATGTTTTCATTGAGGAGATAGCGAGAATCGAACTCGCACATTAACCTTGGCAAGGTTACGCACTACCACTATGCAATATCTCCGTGCTGGTCTGGTAGGACTCGAACCTACGACTTGGAAATTAACAGTTTCCCACTCTGCCAACTGAGTTACAGACCAATCTTAATTAAGAAACGCCGTCTTTTTCAGTTACTGGCTTTTTATCAGCAAGAACTCTTCCAGGCTTATTAATCTTTCCGTCTGCAATTCCACTCCAATAAATATTGTAATAGTTATTGTCAAATGAAAACTTCTTCATGTGTGGAACAACTGCTCCAGTGTGTGCATATAACTGAATTCCTGCCTTCTTAACATAGCGACAGAAGGCAACATCTTCACTAACAAACTTGGCACCAGGGTTTTGTTTTTCTCCAAAAACAGAATATCCATCAGCAGCCTTGCGAACTGGATCAATGATTGATCTATGCATTAGCATTAATCCAAAACCAGCAATGTCAACTGGTATTACTTTATTTTGTGGTAGTGGATGAATAACTTTAGTTTGAAACTCATCACCAGTCTCTTCATACAATGCAGGAAATGGCTCCATAAGCGTCTGCTCGTTTTGTCCAGAAACAAAATATGTTCCAGTTACAATTGGCTTTGTCTTTTTATCAGCAACATCCCAAAGCATCTTAACAATATTATGATCAATTACAATGTCTGAGTCTACCCACAGTAACCATTCTGTCTTTGATAGATTGGCCCAGTAATCAAATAAAGACTGTCTTTGTCGTGCAATCTGGTTTCCATTTACACGAATAGTATTTTCAATATTAATCTTTAACTTCGGCGCCTCAATAATTGTATTGGCAATACCGCTTGTAAATCTTCCTTCAACGGTACCCCCATCACACCAGCCTAATGTAATTGTTTCTTTAATGCTATGTGGCATAGTAACCAACCCCTTTTCTCTATACTAATTGTACTACAACTGCCTATATAAGTCAAGTGAGCAGTTTATGTATCGACATGCTCAGGTCGTCATCTATATTTATACTGCAGATGATGCAGATCTGTTGATAAAAGTTGGGGAGTAATATTGTATCACTTTTTTGCAGCATTCACAAAGTCGTGTAGCGAAGGTGCATCTTGTTTCCAAAACGTTAAAACAAGGTTTCTTGATTTTTTATGAAGGGTTGCGCCGCTTGGGTTTACATCTGAGTCGGTATCTACATTATAAGTAAATAGACTACAAGAATACACTTTATTGCTATGTCCAAAAATAACAGAATGGTCTGCTAAAACATTTTCTCTACTATTATTTACTTTGTACTTTCCATTATAAACCATCCTGCTTATAATATTTTTAGCATGTTCTCTCTTTAATAGATATAGTCCAGCACTATAGTCATTTCTCATCCTTTTATGTAGTCTGTGTTCAGTCTTTGTAAATTGTGTCTGACACAACTGAAGCACATCATATTCAAAATTTATTGATGATAAAAATTCTTTCCAGTTCCACTGCCAATGGTTTATAGTTTCATCAGACAGATCATCTTCTGCAAAAATTGCATACTCGCTATCAGATGTTGACAGCCAATGCTCTATCGCCTTTATATGAGAAATAGTTGTTGCAATTTCAACAGGCCTTGGTCTTCCTCTATGCTCTGTTTCTACATTATCTATAAAACTATCAATATCTTCTTTTCCATCAACGGCTTCAATAAAAGTATAGTCAGTGATATTGTTGTCTGCAATTAACTGCATCATGCGTTCGTATCTATCTGTACGTCGCTTTAAATTAATTATGTATAGAGGACCAAAACCATCTAACTTATTCATCTTTTTTTAAGACTGGATCAAGCCTATCCCACTTACCAGTTTTACTTCCTTGAAAAGTTTGTCCAGTTTCCCTATCAATAAGCAACCATTTACTGGGAGACTTTGTATGAACAACCAAGTCAACAGCATCAGATAGATCTTGATATTCAAAAGATTTACGCATCTTCTTCAGTGTCCAACACTTCATAGTCATATGCATTTGAGTCTTCAAGTATCCACTTGTCATAACTTTCAACATCCCACTTATTTGTATTAATCAATCTATTGATCACTAAATCTTTTTTAGTAACAAAGGATGGTTCTTTTATTCTAACTCTGTTGTTTGGTTGTACTGCAAAATTGCCATCATCTCTTTGGATAACATGACCACACTTATGTTGTCCTGGATTTTCGGAATACCCGTCATCTAATATGTTTGTTTCTGGGCTATGCCAATCAAGGGTAAACAAATATGTTCCAGGAATGTTGGTCTTAGTTCTATCAATGTAAGACATTCTCATATTACTTAATGCTTGAAACTTTGTAACTGAAACATGTGGGCTAAAAGAATTCCATAAAACAAGGTTGTGAATTGGTTCTTCTGGAACACCTGGCTTAGTACAAAAGGCATTGATTGGCATTCTCCACCAAATTCCACCATCTTCCATCATAAAGTGAAAGAGAGGACTTCTTGCCTTGATGCTTGCAACACCAAAGATTACGCATGGAAAATATTTATCATGACTATCTAATTGATCTCTTAAGAAGTTACCACGCACATAGCATTCTATCGGCGGTATGTTAGCATTTAACTCTGGCATGATGACTCTTTCTACTATTAGTGAAAACTATCTCCACAGGCACATGAGCCTTCAGAGTTTGGATTATCAAGGGTAAAGCCAATTTT